AAAAAATAGAGGCAGGACATGAAGCGCGACCAACTATTACACAAAGCTGAAGAACTGATTAACGGCGACCGTGCCAAAGAATACGGCGATGCCAAGAAAAACTTTGAGGACATTGCACGGCTCTGGTCTGTGGTTCTGGGCATTGAGGTCACGGCACAACAGATGGCCTTGTGTATGATAATGGTGAAAGCCGCACGGCTGATGAAAACCGATCATGAAGACAGTTGGATCGACATAGCAGGTTATGCGGCACTAGGCGGAGAAAAATAATGGCACTACAGATGACCATGTTCGGCCCCAAGAGTGAATGGGTGCCACCCGCAGAGCTACCCGACATCTTTGATGCAAAGCAAATTGCTATAGATGTTGAGACCCGCGACCCGAACATCAAAACCAACGGCCCCGGATGGCCTACGGGTGATGGCGAGGTAGTGGGCTACGCTATCGCGGTAGCGGATTGGGCAGGATATATCCCGATCCGCCACCTTGGTGGCGGCAATCTCGATGAGCGCATCGTCGATAAATGGCTCAAAAAAGTATTTGAGTGCCCTGCCGACAAAATTATGCACAACGCACAGTATGATGCGGGTTGGATACGCCGAATGGGCTTCACGCTCAATGGCCGCATTATCGACACAATGCTGGTAGCATCCCTGCTAAATGAAAACCGCTTCAGCTTCAGCCTGAACAGCCTCTGTTACGACCTGTTAGGCAAAATTAAGACAGAGAAGACGCTACAGGAAGCCGCCCGCGAGTTTGGTCTCGACCCGAAAGCAGAGATGTGGAAGATGCCCGCTATGTATGTTGGGCCGTATGCACAGAATGACGCGGAAATCACGCTCGAACTGTGGAACTACCTATCTATGCAACTGACCAAGGAAGACCTCTGGCCTATCGCTAACCTCGAACTTAAACTCCTGCCCTGCCTGATCGACATGACTTGGCGTGGTGTCCGTGTTGACCAAGACCGCGTCGAGCGCACCAGAAACCACCTAATCAAGCAGGAAAAAGATATTATCAAGCAGATTAAATCTGTAGCAGGCTCAGATGTAGAACTCTGGGCGGCGGCATCTATTGCTAAAGCATTTGATAAATTAAGCATCCCCTATCCAAAAACAGAAAAGGGCGCACCGTCCTTTACCAAAGCGTTTTTAAGCGACCACCCGCATGAACTGGCGCAGTTAATCGTTAAAGCCCGCAACCTGAACAAAACCAGCGGCACCTTTATCAATACGATTATGAAGCATTGCCATGCAGACGGACGCATCCACGGCCACATCAACCAAATCCGCTCCGATGACGGCGGTACGGTATCTGGGCGTATATCAATGTCCAACCCCAATTTGCAACAAATTCCTGCCCGCGACCCAGAACTTGGGCCGATGATCCGTAGCCTGTTCCTGCCGGAAGAGGGTGAGCAGTGGGCGGCGATTGATTTCTCGCAACAGGAACCGCGCATCTTGGTGCATTACTCCTACGTTTACGGCAAATCCCGCGGCAAACAGATGGCTGGCGTGGAAGAATTTGTAGACGGCTACCGTAATGACCCCGATATGGACTTCCACACAATGGTGGCCGAAATGGCTAACATCCCGCGTAAGCAGGCCAAGACCATCAATCTAGGCATGATGTATGGTATGGGCGTGAATAAACTGTCCGACCAACTAGATATTGATGTAGATGAAGCCAAAGGCCTTGTCCGGCAGTATCACGACCGCGTCCCATTCGTTAAAGGCCTGATGAATGGCGTCCAAAATCGGCTCAACGACCGCGGCTCAAGCGGCTCTATCCGCTCCATACTGGGCAGAAAGTGCCGTTTCGACCTCTGGGAGCCGGACACATTCGCCATGAACAAGGCTCTGCCCTACCAAGATGCCGTAAAAGAATACGGCGAAACCACCCGTTTGAAGCGGGCATACACCTACAAAGCCCTAAATCGGCTTATCCAAGCGTCCGCCGCGGACATGACAAAGCAGGCAATGGTGAATATTTATGAACAGGGGCGCATCCCGCTCATCCAAATCCACGATGAAATCGCAATGTCTGTGAAAAATCGTGAAGATGCGGAAAGTATTGCCAACATTATGGAAAGTGCTGTACCTTTAGAGATACCCAGCAAGTGCGATGTCGAGATCGGCCCAAGTTGGGGTGAGGCGGAGTAATATGTCAGCAGGTTTTGGAGTACCTTGGATAGACGCAATTCAGATAGGTCTGATGCTGATTATTATTTACCAACTCAAAAGCAAGTAATCTTATTCATTTCCTCCCTAAACTCGGCTCCAAGCCTCGCTTGGAGCTACCTTTTTGCTTGCATCCATACAATATCTCCTATATATTCGCTTATATAAACACAATATCTGGAGTTTATTTGATGGATATAACTAAATGGAAATCTGTTTTGGTGCCGATTGAGGTGTATGAACAGATCAAAAAGATTGCGAAAGCCGAAGGACGCACCATCAGCGGCCAACTTCGCATCATGTGGGAAGTCTACAAAAAACACGGCTGACCTAACTACTATATGTAGTTGACATATTTTTTTGCCCATGATATGGGATAAATAACATCAACTCTTATACGGGAGACCGAAATGGAAAAACATAATACCCTTTATGCCTTGCAGTTTGCTCTGCACGAGTATGACGAAACAGGCTCCGTGAGCCGTCGCACAATGGAAATGCTGGGCGCACGGGCTATCCTGCTCCGTTATGAAATTGAAGGCGAGGTAGCCGAAGCCCTAGCCAAAGAAAAGGCTAAAAAGGCCAAGGAAAATAGCAACGTCAAACGGGTAGAGCCTGACAATGTCGTGCAGATGTCCGAACGCGAACCAATTAAAAAGCGCAAGAACGGTAGAATAAACTGCGCGAACTGCGGAACGCGGCTCACGGGTCAACAGCGCAAATACTGCTCGAAGAAATGCTCCAAAAAGCATTGGAATAAATCCAACCCTGAAAAGGTCAAGAAGCACAATCGTGATTTCTACGACCGCCAGAAGGCTTTAGGCCGTGCCTGAGTATAGTACTTGCCCTGAGTGCGGGGGTGAGGGACAGTGTGAGTATGAAGTCGCTGTTCCCGCCCCTATGGCATGGCGCGGCGGCTGGCTAGAAGGCCGCATGATGGAGTGCGAACTCTGCGGCGGATCAGGGGAGATTGAAAATGAAGAGACCGAAGAATAGGGAACTGCTATACGAACCCTTCGGGGATGCTGGCGTAATACAAAGGGCGTTAGACGAGGGCAGATGCCCAAAGTGCCTGATTAACTTGCCAGAGCCCGCGGACAACGGGTCAGTAACCTGCAAGGTCTGCTTACTAACTATTGGAGACTACCGTGATATGTCCAAAGTGCAAATCAAAGAGTAAGGTCTACAACTCACGACCCACGGACGACGGCACAATACGCCGGAACAGGGAGTGTCTTAAATGTAGCCACCGTTATGCCACGATTGAGGTATTAGCGGACATTAAGAAATTTGAAACGCGAGTAGTCGCAAAACCCGCCCAACCTAAAAAAGTGGTTGTGACTACAAAAAAGAAGAAGAAAGGGCGAAACGCCAATGTCCGGAGTTATTCATCTTATGACATAGATGCAATGACCGACGATGAACTGCTGGAAGCCCTAGACAAGGGATGGGTCAACCCTGACGATCTGGATTGAGATAATCCAAGCAGTGTTGCCAAGACTTGTATTCTAAATCATCCTTATCAAATTTACGGGGCAGGATACGCTTAGTAAGCTGCCCCTTTAAGCATTCAACCGGTTTGAACAGCACCCGTTCACAATCAGTGGCCACAAGAGCCACTATATCGCAGTGCTCTTTGGTCAGGGGTTTTTTCTTTCCGCTGTATGCGGTAGAGAACTGATACCCGCGGGTGCTTCCGTTTTTTTTAAACCGGCTGGATTTGACCTGAATACGAAGCAGCTTTTGGTCAACATAGGCTACAATGTCTACTGTATCTAAATTGACTATCTCACAAGAGACCCCTAATTTCATTAACCGCGATGCACAAATATATTCACCTAATTTACCCGCTTCAAAAGCCCCCAATGCGACCTCCTACGCTAAAGACTTAATTTAATTAAAAAGTAAGGTGAAAATAACCCCCTAATTTACCCAATAATATGTTGCAATTCCCATACAATCGCTTATATTACTACTTGTAGAGCCCCCAAGTTCTACATTCCCGTAGTGAAGCCCCCAGAGTTTCGGCTCTGGGGGTCTTTTTTTGCCTGTTGACAAGATGTAGTAGTTAGCATATATAGGAGTTGTCTTATATCACTACGGGAGAAGGATATGCCAAAAAGAAAATTTTCTGATTCCGACGTTCGCAATTTTTATAAATATGCGACGTCTAGAAAAATGTCGCTTTCACAAGCTTGCCGTGACCACGGGCTTTCTGGGAATGATTACGCCATCATGCGTAACTGGGGCAAAAAACTGGGGCTCAAGCCCCTCGCCCCCGCTGAACTGTCAGGCCATGCCGACAGGGAGTGCCAACTTTATGCCTTAATCGTCGATGGCGGCGGTATATATATCGGATCAAGCGCAGACCCAGAACTGCGGTTCAAGCAACATATCCAAAAAGCAAAACGAGACGGCAAAAACGTCGTCAATAAAAGAGACCGCTTCATCTACCAAGCCCTGCTAAAAGACGAGCAATGTTGCAAAATTAAAATTTTCTGTAAAAAATATAGGGCAGCAGAAATCTCGCACCGCGAACCACGGCTCATTGCCAAAGTGCAAGCCGCCTTCCCCGACGCCGTCCACTTAAACAGCTTAGTCGGCGCACCGATGGGCGGATATGGTGTCAAACTGTCCGATGACGAAATCCAAGCCGTTATCGACGATTACACCGAAAACAAAATCACCACCCAACAACTAGCCAACAAATATGGTGTCCGGCGTAGCACTATAAACCGCATCCTGCAACGGGCAGGGGCAACTAAAACCCGCGCTGAAATGATTGTCCGATACGATGACACCGTCCGCCAAAAGATAGTGAAAGACATTAAAGCGGGGGCAAAAGATGCCGAAATAACAAAAAAATACGGTATGTCTAACCGCACTCTTTACCTTCTGAAAAAGGAACACGGCTTAACCAAGTTTAAAAAAATAATTGTCACTAATGTAAAAGTATGTGGGGAAATGTTTAAGACACTACACGATGCCTGCGAACAGTACGGAATAACGTATGCTACGGCAAAACGTCGTATAACAAAACACGGCTGGAGCGCAGAGGAAGCATTGGAAATCGAACCGCGCATCACGCCTTATACTAAAAAGCTAAAAGCAGTTACCGCCTTCGGTGTCGAATATAAGTCCATGACCCACGCATCACGCGCCTTTGGAATGAACCCCAAGTTAGTCGCCTCACGGGTCAGAAAGAAGGGGTGGTCTGTCGAACAAGCCCTGACCACAAAGGTAGGAGACGGGCAATCTTGTGGGTGGAACCCACCACCAGAAACCCAAAACCGCCTAAAGCAGGTAAACGAACTGGGATACCGCTCGTTAGCCGAAGCGGCCAAAGATTACGGGATAGGCGCGGGAACAGTAAGCCGCCGTTTAGCCCGCGGGATGTCTGTAAAAGACGCGCTGGAAATACCCCTAATGAATGGCAACGCAGTACGCTGGGGCAAACCCTTGAATGAAATATTCTTGAAAGGAGACAACAATGAAAAAATCAGATATGGTAATTGAGAAGGCGCGTGACATGGACTGGCAAACAGCCGTCCAACACCTCAATCAGGTGGTCTCGCTCTACGCATCACGGATCGCGGCAGAAGGCCAATTTAGCCGTGAAGCCGTTGAACGCTCCGCAGAAATTCAGGCCGCGTGGCAAAGGATACAACGGGGATGAAATCGGATTTGGAAGAAGATTTCGATATAGCAGGAGATCACATGAACGCCCTGCTAGATGAACTGGAACAGGACGGCCACAATGCAGGAGCCGTGATGGGCGGTGCGCTGACCGCGCTCCTGTTCCGGCTCATGGTATCCAGCCCCGACAGCAACACCACAATGGGTATGCTGTCGTCCGCCATGAACCAAGCGGCAGTAATTGCCGCCGCTTATGATTATGACGAAGAAACCAAACATTAAGGGGCTTGACGCCCCTTTTTATTTATTATATGTATGGGATAAATCTTATATCAACTACGGGAGATTGCTATGATATTCGACGCTAACGAACGCACCAGATATATCGCTAAATGCGCTGGTGTAGATTACGAAGACCTGATTACGCATCAGGACGCTAACCCAGCCGTCACTATGTATCTGGATGACTTTAAAGTCATAGAGAACGAGCTCCGCGCTGCGTATGTCGTAGGCAAAGCAACAAAGACCGCGGCTCACGGGTCTTCTAGCCTTATCGACAGTCTTGAGCATTGGGCAAAACTTTTTAAAGACGGCACTTTGTCCGACAGCAACGCGGAAGAAATTGCGTCTTTGTTGGAAGACAGGGCGCATGACCTGCGGACGTGGGGGGAACCAATTCATGGCGAAGTTTAAAGTTTACGTCACGGTGTATCACCGGATTGATATCGAAGCTAACAGCGCGGAAGAAGCAAAAGAATTAGCTAAAGATGAAATCTGGGACGACCACATTAAAGAGGTTATCCTTGATGTTGAGGAGAGCGACAATGTCTCTGGATAATGTGGAAGCCGCTATTGAACAAGGCGCATCAATCAAACTAGCCCAGCTAGAGGCCGCCGTCCGTTCGATCCACAAAGCCGCACAAAAGCTGCCGAACGACTGTTTTGTCAAGCAGACTGTGGAATGGGCGATGGAGATTGTCGAGCCGAAAACAAAAGGCTTTGGCGATGTCCGCTGAAGACATCTTCATAATCACCTATCTGGTCAGCGGGTTCGCCCTGCTGGCCTTTTTAATTTGGGACGCTTGGAAAGATAAATAACTTTCTAAAAAATTAGCCTTGACAAGTATGGGATTATATGTTATAGTATAAGAACAATCAGAAATGATTGTGCGTTCCTCTACGGGAATGGCTTTTTCTCATCGTTAGTAACTGAAAGGGGGTCTCTATGTCAGAGACATCTAAAGACTGGGTTCTGCCCAATGGCTTCACCTTTATCGCTTCAACCGCTGGCTGGTATGGCTCGTGGGCAAAGGCCACCGATCCGGTGACCGCCGCCCGCAAAGCGGCAAAAGATGCAAGTGGCTCATACCCACAATGGGTGCAAATCTGGTATGCGCCAGATGAAACAACCAACATCACCGAAATGGGTAGCCTGTCTTGGAAAGCAGAAACCGCCAATAAAATCGTGCCAATCGGCTTCTTTGAATTGACTAAAGCATCAATGAAACCGTCACACGACCCGCGGCTCACGCACCAAGAGTTTATGGCAGATAACATAAACCAGTTTGAAAAATCCCACGAGATGTGGAACACGCATCACGGATAACGGCTCACGGGGCGGCAGAAATGTCGCCCCTTTTTCTTGTTAGGTAACGGTATCACTATATAGGGAGAAAATTAAAAAAAATATTTTTTGGAAAAAATAACCCGTTACCGGTGTTACTTTTGTTACCTACCTCTGAAACCATTATGTATTAACACTTTCAGAGTTTCAGAAAGGTAACTTATTAGGTAACAGCATAAATCCATAATATGTTACCCAAAAATCAAAAACGGCCTTAGTGTGTCAAAATGGCGAAAAGATAAAAAATAAATTTTGCTCCTATATAGTGTATCCTGTATAAAAGCCGAAGTAGACCTTTTTAACTGAGGAAAGACTATGCCTAGAGCCAAACCTTCCAAAACTACGGGAAAACCTATGGAAACGCGGGGCAGACCACCGGCTAGTGTGAACCAGCCTTTGACCCGCAAGCAGGAACTGTTTGTTAAGGAACTGGTCAGCAAGGACGGGCAGATAACTTTGAGGGACGCGGCAATCAATGCCGGTTACTCTGTATCGTCTGCCCACACACGGGCTTATGAACTAACCAACCCGCATATCTCACCTCATGTTGTCGCCGCTATTCAATCTTACCGGCGGGAACTGGATGAGAAATACGGCATCACCTACCAGCGTCACATCCGTGACCTGCAAGTAATTCGGGATATGGCTTTGCAGAACGGGGCTTACTCTGCCGCCGTGCAGGCTGAATATAGACGGGGGCAAGCACAAGGCGACATCTATGTCAGTAAATCTGAAATCCGTCATGGGTCAATCGACAGCATGAGCAAGGAAGATGTTTTGAAAGCACTTGAGGAGATTAAGAACAGTTATGCCCCAATCACAATCGACATCACAGCCGAAGAAAAAGACAACACCGGTAATCGCGGTAAAGCGCGAGGCAGGCTTTTAC